GACCCCGTTGTGCCGCTCGCGCCCTGAGCGCCGGTCGTGCCCTGCGGCCCGGTCAAGCCGATAGGCCCCTGGGGACCAGTCGAACCGGTCAGCCCGGTGGGTCCCGTCGGCCCGATAGGCCCCTGGGCGCCGGTCGGCCCACTCGGACCGTTTGGTCCCGCGACACCCTGTACGCCGGGATCGCCCTTTGGTCCTTGCACGCCCTGCGCACCGGCCGGCCCGGTCAATCCTGGCGAGCCGTTGGGGCCTGCTGGACCGATGGGACCCTGCGGCCCCGGTGGACCATTCAGGGTGCCCTGGAGAGTCCAGACGTAACTGGGCGACGTCGACGTCAGCAGCCAGAACTGGTGGTTGAAGGTGTTGAACCACAGCGTGCCCACCGGGTCGCCCGTGTTACCCGGCGGCGGGTCCTGTGTCGAAGCTATCCAGCCGAGCCCGGTTTGCCCGGTCATCCCCTGGATGCCCTGCACGCCCGGAGGCCCGACCGGTCCTGGCGGCCCCAATGGGCCCTGTGGCCCTGCTGGGCCCGGTGGGCCCTGGCTCCAACTGGGCGGGCCAGGCGTACCGGCCAATAGATTGACGTTGACGCGCGGGTCAGCAGCGCTTACCACGGACCGTTGACCCAGGTGCTGTGACCACCGAGGCCGACACGCACGACCGTGCTGAAGCCGATCTCCTGGGGACGTTGCGGTCCGAAGACGTTCGCCAACCGGCTGAACTCGCCCGCCGCCTGTTCGCGCGTCGCTTGCAGCGTGCTCGCTGCCGCAGCAGCCATCCGCGCGGGGAAGTGGTGCCACGCCTCGATATGGCCCGCGCTCGCGGCGTAGTCGAGGTCGACCTCGAGCACGTCGTCGTCGAGGAGCGGACCGGTGGTGGATTCGGCCGCGTTCACCCACGACCAGGCCGGGCGCCACGCGTCGAGCCAGACCGCCATCGGCAGCGCCATGCCGTGCGTACCCGTCAGGACCAGGTGGCCCATCGTGGTGTAGGTGTCCCACGGCGCGTGGAAGTACGGGCTCATCCAGCCATACCGTACGCGGCTGAGCTGCCACGGATCGGTCAGCCAGGGAAACTGGACAGTCAGGTCGATACCGCCCCACTGCTGCGTGGGCTGAGCCTGGACAGTGTCTGGGAGGTAACACCGCCGCAGGCCCGCGTACACACTCTGGCGGAGCTCCTGGTCGGGCTCGAGATGGTGGAACTCGATGACCTCGCCCGGTACGGGAATCCCGCTCCAGGGACGGTCAGGATAGACGCGACCCATTTCGGGGTCGTAGTTGGCCACCAGTCGCAGTCGATCGACGACGTCCAGCACGACGGGCGTGCCGTCCGAGGTGATCCCTCGCCGCAGCATCCACAGGTGGGTGACCGAGTCCAGGTCCATCTCGCTGCGCAGCGTCGGCACGTTGACGAAGGTGAACTGCGCCGTATTCGGCACCTGGCGGTCCGTGAAGTGGGTATAGAACGGACCGACGCGGCGTGCGACCTCCTGCTCCAGAACCGCCAGGGTAGTGCTCACTCTTTGACCTTCGGCTTCTCCTCGGTTGCTTTGGTCTTCGATTGTGTGCCCGCGTCGCCGGCGGGTGGGGTGAGACCGGTGGAATCGAGGATCTCGACCTTGCCCTCCCGCCACAAGGACATGACGTAGTCGACGTCCTCGTCACCGAAGTCGGTCTCGTGCTGCGGACCGTACACGATGCCCTCCTGGCCGGGGCGCGGGTCGCCGGCTGGCGCCAGGAATCGGACTCTGGCCATTATTTCTTCCCCTTCCTGGACTTGTCGTCGTCCTCGTCGTCCTCAGTCTCGGCCTGGGGGCCTGGCATCTTGCCGCCAGGGTTCGGCTGACCGACGTCGGAGCGGCCGACCACGTCGGAGTAGTGGCCGGCCTGGTTCATCTGGGCCTTTTCCTCGCTCGTGAAGGAAACCTTCCCCGCCGCGCGCCAGGCCTCCGCGGTGTCGTCGTCGACGTGGATGACCTCGCCAGCCGCGTGCTCCTTGCCCTTCTGATCGGCGATCGGGACCAACAATCGAACTTCTGGCATGACTGCCTCCTAGTTCGTCCTGAACGTCAGGTCAGCCGACAGGGTGACCGCCGTACCGACCGTGACCGAGATGCGGTAGTGGTACGTGGTGGCCGTCGTCAGACCCGTCAGGTTGGCCAGGATCGCACCGCTACCAGCCGCCGGCGTGGCGGCCTGGGACGAACCGTAGGCAGTCGTTGTGCCGTAATCCACTTTCATCGCGGTACACGGCTGATCGACGTACCAGTTGACCGTCGCCGTGGTGGTGCCCAGAGGCGAGACGCTCGACTGGCGGATCGCGGCGCCCATCAGCGCCAGTTTGCCTTCGCGGACGCGTGCCTGAACCCAGGCCTCGTCGGTGATGTCAGCCTGGTGGTCCTTGCCGTAGATGGTGGTCGGCACGCTCGCATCGGGTACATCGGTCAGAAAGATGACGCGGGACATTACTTCTTGCCCTTCTTGCGCTCGGGCAGCTTCTTCTCATTGGTGCCCTTGAGCTTGTTCTGGGCCTCTTTGGGATCGAAGCCGGGGACCTCGCCCCCGGCTGCGGCACCAAAGAACCTGGCCTGGGCTTTGCTGACAGGCTTCTTGTAGGCACGCGCGCCCGGCATTGGCTAGGTCTCGCCGCCGGTAGCTGCCTTCTGTTGCAGTGCGAAAAACGGGTACCTGGACGCGGTCGTCTGCTGTTGGCGGTTGACCGGGTTGGGCACGGCCCAGGCAAAGCGAGCGATCACGCGCAGCGCCACCATGTCCTGCTGCATCAGGTTGAACTGGATCACGTTCGAAGCGTCCGTGATGACGCCGGTGTCGAACATTTCCATGCTGATGTCTTCGCGGATGGCCAGCATGGCCTGGTCCCACTCGCCGCCGATCATCGAGTAGCCAGTTGCGCCCGTGCCGAACTCGACCAGGCCGGCGTTGCTGAAGACGATCGGCTCACCGAACAGCGTGCCCGTATTGACCGCCGCCTGCGGGCCGACGTCGTCGCCCATGAGCAGCAGCGCGCCGGTGGTGGTCCGCATGCCGCGCAGCTTGGCCTTGACTTGCTTGCGTGCCCAGAAGCCGCTGACGTCGTAGCCGTCGGCCTCGACCAGACCCATCGCGGCGTTGACGTCACCGACGTAATCCTGGCCAGCGGTGGCGCCCACCACCAGCAGGTTGCCCGCCGCGCTGGCGGCCGTGACGATGGCCGTCGGGAACGTCGCCGGGGCGCCGTTACCGAAGAAGATGGCCTCGTCGAGTGCCACGCCAAAGGCTTCGGTGACCTTCGGCTTGACCTGAGTCCAGAAATCGTAGTCGAGGTCGTCGAGCAACGATTTGGCGACCGGGATGATGACCGCCATCTCCTCGGCGTTCAGGTACACGTTGTCCCACTGCAGGGAGGTGGTTTGCTTCATGCCGCGGTCGCGGGCGTCCAGGGATGCACCTGTCAGCCAGTAGGCAATCGGCAACTGGGTCAGCACGGGGATGCGCTGCTGAGCGCGTTTCATCGTCACGTGCGGCATCAGCTGCATCGCGGCGCTTTTCTGTTCGACGGACTGGACGATGTCCTTCTGGACGTCCTCGGGAATAAGCGGGGAGGCACCGGGGGTGGTGCGGCCGGCGACGGAGTTGTATGGCGTGAGAGTGGCCCTCTATGAACGGGGCCGGCCTGCTGGCTCAGCCCATGCCGTTGTGTCGTGCTTGCAACTGGCCTCGAAGGAGATTCGAGACGGTGCTATCAGCCGCGGAGGGCGTCCCGCTCCCGATGAACTCGGGCTCGCTCACACCTCTGCGAAATTCGTTCAGGACTTGCTTGCGGAACGCCGGGTTGCGCCGCAATTTGCCTTCGGCTGCTTTTTCGCCTTCGGCCTTCCAGTGCTTCTCGAGCGCTTTCAAGCTTTCGGCGACGATCAGTTTGCGACCGTCGAGTCCGAGCCCGGCACCCTCGAGACTGAGGATGCGCTGACGTTCGGCTTCCGGTAACGCCAGGACGACGGGATCGACCGTGAAGCGATCGTGGGTTGCTCCGACGTTGCCGAACCACTGCGTATTCTGCGCATCGATCTCGGCAATCTTCTCGGCATTGCGCTCTTCTTCCGCGAATGCCCACGGGTCTTCGTCACGGAGCTTGCGACGTCGTTCCGCGGTTTGCTGCTGCGCTCGCTTGGCTTCGCGCCGCTGCGTCTCCGCGTCGATTCGCTTGTCGAGCTCCTCCTGCGTCAGCGTGAGCGTGCGGGCTGTCTCGGGTGACTGCGAGGTCCCTTCGGTCTGGCCATCTTCCCCTTCTCCAGTTGCTCGTCCGTCCCGACCACGCCACAGGCGCTGAAGGAACGACGAAACTCGAGAAGGCTGAACGCTCAGATCGGGAGACGCCTCGGTCGTAACCGCTGCATCCGTCGCTGGCTCGACGTTCGAAGGTTCTGTTGGCTGCATCGTAGATCCTCTTCAGGCGTACTGCAATTTCAGAAGGCTGGTTGATACGGGGCGGGCTGGTACTGCGCCATGGCCTGGGCCTGCTGC